ATCAGTTACAAAAAGTCCATTTTCAAATAGAATACCATCTTCTGCAAGATTGTATGCAAATACATCTCCAGCAGGAGCATCAACTTGAAAATAATTAGTTCCTGTTGTTCCATTTAATAATGTAGCAGCTGCTGCAGTTGTAGTATTAGGTGCACCAAGAATAATTCCTCTTAATCTTGTTCTACCTGCAAATACTAAACCATCTGCATCTTTTCGTGTTGCTTTAACATCCGATTTCATATTTTAATCTCCTTAAAATTTTAGGAGCCCCGAAGGGCTCCATTAATTATTTATTAAGCTGCAAATGCAAACGCACCAGTAACAGCTGCTGCTGCACCAGTAAACTCAGTTGCAATGTGCCATACACCATCTTCAAAACACATGAAAGCAATTTTGCCGCCAGTTGTTAAAAGATTAGTTGCTGCATTAGCTGGAGTGAAAACTAATTGTGTTTCACCTGCTGCTGAAGTATCAAAAGTTACTTCATTTGCTGCTCTTGATTCAATCAAAGAACCAGTTGCCCAAACATCAGTACCTGCTGCATTAAAAGTTAAAGTATTAGTTCCGCCAGCTGTATCTTTAGCTTGAACGTAAACTGCAATTGCACCTCTAGTTGCTGCTGGTAATGCCACAGCACATGCTGCTGCACCAGTGTAGTCTACAACTGCAATAATTCCATCAGCGATAGAAATATTTGCACCTGTTGCTGTATCAGCTAAAACCAAACCTGTTAGGTCAGGCATACCTGAACTCATTCTTGTTGTTACAGCACCAGTAACAGAGTTTTTAGTAGCCATTTGAAAGCCACCTTCTGATCTGACCGGTCCTGAAAATGTAGTATTTGCCATAATTATATCCTCCTAGTTTTTGAATACTGTCTCTAGGCCGTCGACTATACACGTCAGTATTCTAATTAATTTGTATAGTAATTATTTTATATACGAAATTATTGAATAGTGCAAGATATCCCTAGGCTAAAAGATTGATTTTAGCTATTTATGAGTCCTAATTAACCAGCGTAAAGATGGATTTCACCATCTCTAGGATTGGTTCGGACTTGCTCTTCCTGTTGCCTAATGATAGATCTAATTACATTTTTAATCTCATCACCTAACACAGACATTTCAGGTGTTATCTGTCCTTTATTTTCAAGAAATAACTCGTTCCATCTAGACTCGAGTTTCAGTTTCTTGGCGAACAGTATCATGTTGTCCTGAGCCATTGTTAACCTCCTCATAGGTTATATAAAAATCATTTGCAGTACTATTGTATTGCAGATCATTTTGTTCCCATTGTATATCAGATTTTCCTATAAAGTCAATGATATGAGGATTTAGCTCATTTACATCATTTATCTCTTTATCACTTTCAATTTCAAACTTTGTTTGAAGGTATTTGGTAAATATTTTTATTAAGTATTTCTTTTTAGTCATTTTTCCTTTCTATCAAAAAAGAAGGGGCCCGTAAAGGCCCCTTCAAAATAATTATTATTACAATAATTACGCTGTTCCTGGAGAACCGAACATACCTCTAGGGTCAGACCAGCCGAAGCTGTATCTTTCTCTAGCTTTGTATCTTACGTTTCCAGTATCGAAGTCACCTTCCATAGCAGTTTTGATTGGTGATCTTACGAACATTTTCATACCGTTAGGCACGTCTGTTTTGATAAAGAACGCATCTGTGTCAGTTAAGAAATTGTTAACCACGTAACCTTGTGGAACCATTCCCATGCTGTTGATTGCGTTAATATCATTGTCCGCAGTACCAACTCTTTGAGCAGATTTCATTAATCTTTCCGCAGTGAATTGTAATTCACTTGGAATGATCATTTTCATCCCTCTAGCTGCTATCTTTAGGCCTCTTTCATCTGTGAACGCTGCAATGTCAATTAAAGACTGCTCTAACGAAGTTTCGTTTAAGTCAGCCGCAGTTGCAAGTTCATTTCTGAAAGTACCTGCGATAGTTGGGTGGTCAGTCGCTAAAAGCGCCTTACCATCACCACCAGCGAAAGTGTTGTCAAACGCATTGTTTAATACGTTTGCAGATTTTACTTGTTTGGTATTCGCCATAGATCTTGCTAATGCTTTTGTATATCTAGACGCTAATCTGTCATACAAGTTATCTTCAATCGCTTCTTCAGTGATTGAAAATGCAAGAGCAATAGTCTCGTGCGTGTATCTGCTTGTGAAAGTTTCCTGAGCATTGTCAAACGTCACACCTGAACCTTCTGGTTTAGTCTGTGCATTTGCAAATCCAGATAACATTACTTCCTCTTCGAAAGCTCTGTCTGAATTCTCAGTATCGAAAATTTCAGCATGCTGATTTTCATACCTTTTATATTCCAGGCCAAATAAAGCATTCAAACCTGGCTCTAGTTCTTTAACTAGTTGTCCTCTTGATATCGCCATAATTTATCTCCTTTATTAGATACCTGTTGTGTTAGTCATGAAGTGTGTGTTGATTTTACAAACAACATTAACATTCGCTGCATAAGTTGTAGCGTTTGATAATTCACTGTTTTCAAGATCTTTAGCTACACCAATAACTCTTATTGGAAGAGTATTAGTTGTATCCATTGAACCAGTGTTCACTTCTTGTTTTGATACATAGTTAGCAGAACTTCCAGCTGCGTATGTAGCCAATGGTGCGTTTAAACCAATGTCTGCAATAGCTAGAGTTGTGCTTGACTGTGCTTCGAACCTTTCATAAGGGTCATCACTTACGAAACCAACAATGTCAGTTGCAGTGTTAGCTGCTTCTAAGTGATTCGCCCATGTAGGCTTTGATGTTGATGCATCAGTATAGAACACGCCGTTTAATGAACCTAATAGATGCGGTGCACTAGTAGTCGGCTGGGCATTTTCAATAAACCCAGACGCTGCGAAAGATACCAAATCATTTTGGTAAATCGCATTTGTAGTGTTTGCAGCAATATTATATTCACTTAAACCTTGTGAGTCTCTATTCTGACCAACTTTACCGATCGGTCTAAAACCGAACGCTGCGTCTTTGTTTGCCATGTTATTTACTCCTTAGTTTTAGTTTATAAATATCGCGGTAATTGGTATCGCTAAAAAATTATTTTTTAGTACCACCAAAAGTTACGCGACTCTGCCTATCAGTATTTATAGGCATACTTGGGTGCTGCTCCTTCATGAGATCGTTGTTGACTGCGTCGTCACGCTCTTGAGTTTGCCTTTTATAATAAGCATCTCTTTGCGCTGCAATCTCTTCCGGTATCCTAGCCAGCACTAGGCCACCAACTCCGATGACTCCTGCGTATTTACCTTCTTTAACAGTTGCATAAGCTTGCTCCGGATATTCATCTCCTCTTACGAGTTCCCATCCAGATCTTAATTTACCTGACATGTTCTTTGTATCGTCCATACCAAGTGTTTCAGTTCTTATCCATCTGTGTCTGAATCCATCAGGCGCAGGCGGTGCATCTAAAGATGACGGGGGAGTCCAGGTTTGTGGTCTCTTTTCAGATACCCTTGACTGACTCGCACGAGGGGTCTTATCTAGTTTTTCGTTTTCCATATGCTTAAACCTCCTTCATGTGTTTTTTTTGTTTTGCATAATCTTCTAATGACACTCCTAATTTTTTGGCGATAGCAACTTCAGAAGGGGTGAGACTGATAGTTTTGCGACCTTGTTTTACACTTCGCGTCGCCGACGCTACTGTCTGTGTAGGTTTTGTCGTTTCACCTTTTGTATTACTATTATTACCAAATTTATGCGGAAATTCAACCCTCATTCTTCGATCTATTTCAGCATAGTATTCATCAGATTTAGGGTCATAGCCCTCTTCATCAACCAACGTTTTATGCACGTCAAAAGCCGTATAAGTCATAGCTTTATCAGTACCAAACCATCTATTATTAGATGCCCAAGCTTCTGCTTTTTCATCTGGTTCTTTTATCTGTGTTTGTTGTGGTTGATAACTAGGTATTTCTTGCTCTTTTTGAGCAGGAACAGTTTCAGCTGCTGCTGATAACTCCTTTAACCTAACTTCTTCGTAACCTAATCTTGATATTTCTTTTTGAATATCAACTTCAGCGTTTACATCTCCAGCTTCTCTTGCTTGTATAAGTTTAGCCTTCTGTGCATCTAAAAGTGATTTAAGGTTACCTTCTCTATCTTTGATAGAGGTTGATTCCAAAGAAGTATATTTTTTTGATGCTTCTTCCGCTTTCTGTTTTTGAATTCTTGCAAATTCAATGGCTTCATCTCTTTGTCTTTGAGCTTCTCTCCATTTACCAGTAAGCTTAGCTATTCTTCTTTGAACATCTTTACTATAATTTTCTAATTCTATATCTTTCGATTCTTTCTGATCTTCTTCCTCGCTGCTCGCTTCTTGCGACGCGGGGCTAGTGTCTTGCTCCGTAGTTTCAACTTGTTCTTCAGTTTGTGCTTCGTCTTTTAATTCAACTTCTGCACTTGGTCCTGAAGTATCTATATCAACCATCGGAGTATCTTTTCTTGTTTCTTCTTGCATAGTCTCCTCCTATGTTTATATGTGATGCAATACAGATTCTGGATCTTTAATAGTTCCAAGAACCTCATCGTCGTTTAAGATACGGACTTCTCCGCCATCTATTGGTAAACGTGATCCTGCGTATCTTGCAAAAATCACCCAATCTTTTTCTTTACACCAAGCGCCTGATGGAAACTTATCTTTGTCTTTATAAGCCTCAGGTCCCATCTTTAGAACGTAACC